AAGAAGCTGGAAGAGGCAACAGCCTCTGCCAAGGATGTCGAGCGGCTGAGCGAGGCGTTCAAGGAGCAGCAGGCGCGTATCGAGACGATCGAGCGGCAGGTGGGAAGCATCGCAGAGACGGGCACGGCAACCGCGCGGCGCGTGCGCCATATCGACGAACGGCAGGACAAGATGGCCGAGGACATCGCCTCCACTTCGGCAGACGTGCGTGCGGCCAGCAAGCAGATCGACCGCATCTACGATGTCCTGGTACCGAAGGGGATGGAGCGATGAGCTTCAAGAACGACCTCGCCGAAGCCATCGCCGCAGAGGCGCGGCTGCGCATTCTCCAGCAGCTGGCCGAGCAGAATGACGGGCAGCTCTCGATCGTGATGCTCAAGCGCGTGCTCGACAGTTTCGGGTATCGCCGCGATCGCGACTGGATCGAGACCCAGCTGCGCAAGCTGGAGGCGGTCGGCGCGGTCGAGCTGTTCGCACCGGGCGGCACGATGGTCGCCCGCATCGCGCGCCCCGGTCGCGACCATATCGAAGAGCGCAGCGTGCTGGGCGGCGTGGCGCGACCGAGCGAAGCCGAATGAGCGGGCGCGCCCGCCAGGGTCGCGGTCGGCTATCGTCGATCGACCTGCTGCCCGATGTCGCCGAGGAGGCGATCGTCTGGGCGCTGGAGCAGCTGCGCGAGCGCAAGCTGCCGCAGAACGTGATCCACGCCGAGTTCAACGAGAAGCTGCTCGACCTCAATGCCGAGCACGATCTCGACCCGCCGATCGAGCCGATCAGCAAGAGCGCCTTCAACCGCTATTCGGTGCGCAAGGCGATGATCTTCCGCAAGCTGGACGAGGCGCAGACGATCGGCGCGGAGCTGGTTCATTCGATGGACCCGAAGACGCCCGATGACGTGACGATCGCGGTGTCGGAGCTGATCAAGGCGGCGGCTTTCGAAATCCTCGAAACCAAGACGCCCGATCCGAAGGGGCTGATGGAGCTGAGCCGCGCGGTCTCCGGCGCGGTCGGCGCGCAGAAGGCGAGCGCGGAATACCGCAACCGGCTGGAGCGCGAGGTGCAGACCGCGAAGGCGGAAGCCGCGAAGAAGATCGGCGAGCTGGGCAAGAAGAAGGGCGTTTCGCCCGAGGCGATGGCGGCAATCAACGCGGCGCTTGGGGTGCAGCCGTGAGCGGCGACATCCTACCGCATCGGGCAGAAGTAGCCGCGCGCGTTGTGGTAGAACTGGTTCCTGCCGTTGCACCCTGGCGTCAGACGGCAGGGGGTCGCCTTGCCCCACAGATCAAAGTCGAGGCCCTTCACTTCGGCAACCCGCGCAAGATCGATCTCCCGGAAGGCGGCGTTGCAGGTGTCGCACCAGACCCGCGCGCGTATGCCATGTTCGATCATCAGGCCCACGGTCGCCACAGACGGCGGTCGGTTCACCAAAGGGGATCGCATCGCGCCCCATTGAGAACGGGCGAAGAACGAGTCAACGGCGATGCGGGCCTGCCGGTCGGGGCCAGCGCGAAGATTCGCCGCGCCTTCGCAGGGGCGAAGTGATGAAGCGGCGCGGCAACGCCAAGGTCATTCCGGCCGATCCAAACGCGATCTTCCTGCCATACCAGGCAAAGTGGATCGCGGACGGATCGCGGCTGAAGCTGATCGAGAAGAGCCGCCAAATCGGGCTGTCCTGGGCGACTGCCTACGCCACCGTCTCGCGTACCGCGCTGGCGACCGCCCGGCTGGACGAGTGGGTCAGCAGCCGCGACGACATTCAGGCGCAGCTCTTCCTGGAGGACTGCAAGTTCTGGGCAGGCAACATGCAGATCGCCGCCGACGATCTGGGCGAGCAGATCCTCGACAATGATGCGCGCCAGACCTCCTACGTTCTGCGATTCGATAACGGGCACCGGATCAACTCGATGTCGTCCAACCCGAACGCGCAGGCCGGTAAGCGCGGCGGGCGTATCCTCGACGAGTTCGCGCTGCACCCGGACCCGCGCAAGCTGTGGGCGATCGCCTTTCCCGGTATCACCTGGGGCGGTGCGATGGAGATCATCTCGACCCACCGTGGCAGCCACAATTACTTCAATCAGCTGGTCCGCGAGATCAAGGAAAAGGGCAATCCGAAGGGGATCAGCCTGCACACGGTCACCTTGCAGAATGCGCTCGACCAGGGTTTCCTGTTCAAGCTCCAGCAGGCGCTGCCGGAGGAAGACGAGCGGATCGCGATGGACGAGGCCGCCTATTTCGACTTCATCCGCAAGGGCGCAGCCGACGAAGAGAGCTTCCAGCAGGAGTTCATGTGCAAGCCGGCAGACGATGATGCCGCGTTCCTCGAATACGACAAGATCGGCGCGGCGGAATATGCCGAGGGCATCGCCTGGACGGTCACCGAAGGCGGCACGCTGTACGCCGGGATCGACATCGGGCGAAAGAAGGACCTCACCGTCCTGTGGGTGGTCGAGAAGCTGGGCGACGTGTTCTACACCCGCCACGTCGAAGCGCTGCGCAACATGACCAAGGGCGAGCAGGAGAAGGTGCTGTGGCCGTGGGTCGAGCGGGTGCTCGCCAGCGGGGGCCGCGTGGCGCAGGATTACACCGGGCTCGGCATCGGCTGGGGCGACGATGCGCAGGCGCGGTTCGGCAAGTACCGCTACGAGAACGTCAGCTTCACCGCGCAGGTCAAGGAAGCGCTGGCCTACCCGGTGCGCGGGGCGATGGAGGACAAGCGGCTGCGCATTCCCTACGACCCGGCGATCCGCGCGGATCTGCGCAGCGTCACGAAGACCACCACCGCAGCGGGCAATATCCGCTTCACCGCCGAACGGACGCCAGACGGCCACGCGGACCACTTCTGGGCGCTGGCGCTGGCGATCCACGCAGGGACCGGCGAGACGGCTGCGCCGTGGCGTCCGGTCGCCGCGCCGATCGCGCAGCAGCGCGACACCCTCGATCTCGATGAAAACTGGATTCCGGCATGAAGCAAGGCACGCACAATCTCGGCAGGCATGACGACACGATCGTCTTTGCGCAGATCGACGAGACCGGGCGGGTGACGCTGGCCGATCCGGCTCGACCCGACGCTCGCATCCGGCTGGCGCCTGCGCAGGTCCAAGCTCTGCGGGAGCTGCTGGCATGAAGTCCCTGACCAAGGGAATCGCCGCGGGCTTCGGGCGGATGCTCGATTCGGTGCGCGAGATGCGCCATCCGGGGCAGGCCACGCTGTTCGCCTCGCTGCTGCGCCGCACGCGGTTCGATTATGCGAGCGAGGTGGGCGACGGGCTGGACGCCAGCGTCGTCACCGCGCCGGTCATGTGGATGCAGCGCTCGATCCCCGAGGCAGCGCTGGCGATGCGCGAGATCAAGGCGGACGGCAGCCATGAGGATCTGCACGATCACGAGCTGCTGGAGCTGATGCGCAGCCCGAACCCGTTCTACGGCGACATCGCGCTGTGGGGCGCGATCGTTCTGTCCTTCCTGATCGATGGCAATTCCTACCTGATCAAGGTCAAGAACGCGGCGGGCAAGCCGGTGCAGCTGTGGTGGGTGCCGTGGTGGATGATCGAGCCGCACGCGCCGATCGACGGCGGCGACTTCATCCAGTTCTACCGCTACACGCCCGGCACCGGCGCGGGCGTGATGCTGCTGGACCCGGACGACGTGGTCCACTTCCGCAACGGTATCAACCCGCGCAACATGATGAAGGGCCTCAGCCCGATGCAGGGCGTGCTGCGCGAGATCTTCAGCGACCTCGAAAGCAGCAACTTCATCGCCAGCCTGCTGCGCAACATGGGCGTGCCCGGCACAATCATCAGCCCCAAGGGCGGCGCGATGCCGACGCCGGAAGATGTCGAAGCGACCAAGGCGTGGTTTAGCCAGGCCTACGGCGGCGACAATCGCGGCAAGGCGCTGGTGATGGGCGGGCAGACCGAGGTGCAGAGCTTCGGCTTCAACCCGGAGCAGATGAACCTCAGCTACGGTTCCAACCGGGCGGAGGAGCGCGTCTGCGCGTGCCTGGGCATTCCGGCTGCCGTGGTCGGCTTCGGCGCGGGGCTGGAGCAGACCAAGGTCGGCGCGACGATGGAGGAGCTACGCAAGCTTGCCTGGCACAACGGCGTGCTGCCGCTTGGTCGCCAGCTGGTCGACGAACTCCAGCGCAGCCTGCTGCCCGACTTCCAGCGGGCGCAATCGCAGCGCGGGCGCAGGATCGAGCTTTACTGGAACACGGACGACGTGCTCGCCCTGCAAGAGGACGAGGACAAGCAGAGCGCGCGCAAGCTGAAGGAGCTTCAGGCCGGGGCGATCACGCTGCACGATTACTTGACCGAGACGGGCCGCCCTGCGGACGACAGCCACCGGCTCTACATGCGACCGATCAACATGATCATCGAGCCCGAGGACCGGCTTGGCAGGATGCGCGAGCGCGAGCAGGCGGCTGCGCAGGACACGCCGAAGGGCGCGAAGGCTCTGCCGCCCGCCCAGGTCAAGCATTCGGAAACGTGGCTGCCCGATGGCGCAGGCACCGCGACCGAAGACGAGATCGCGCGGGGCGAGCGGTTCGTAACCCGGAATGAGGCGGCGTT